TGTGTCTGAATAGCAGAAGTAACTCCATCTACATAGTTCAGTTCAGTAGTAGTAAGAGTTGCTCCATCAACAAGTTGAACTTCAGCTTGAGTCAGATCAGCCAATGCAGCGGCTGTATCACTAGCCATTGTTGCAAGCTCTGTTAGCTCAGCATCTAGTGGCTGCTTTGCATCGAGTTGAGTTTGAACATTAGAAGTAACACCATCGACATAATTAATTTCTGCTGTCGTAGCAGTCACTCCATCAAGGAGATTTACTTCAGCAGTAGTAACTGTTGCGCCATCTAGGATCTGGACTTCCGTACCAGTCAGATCAGCAAGAGAGGAAGCTGTCCCTGAACTCATCGTTGCGAGTTCTGTTAGTTCAGCATCTACAGGCTGAGTTGTTGTATCTACATAGTTCTTTGTCGCTGCATCCTGTGCTGCTGTTGGATCAGCAACTTCAGTAATCTTTCTACTGTTAGCTGTAGGCAGACCAGTAGTAGGAGAAATTGCTATGGCTTTTTGCTGAATATCGTCTAGCTCTTGAGCGTTATATAAATGCTGGAGGTTGCTGGTATCTAGATCTCCTGCTGTAAGAGTCGAGCCATCTGCATAGTCAACAAGAACTCCTGTTAGAGGTGTAATTCTTCTGACTTCTACAACCACTCCATTGTCAGGAGCACTAGCTAAACGGACTGTTGATTTGTTCGGCTCAAAGGTGAATGAGGTATTTGTATAGTTGACATATACCTTTACATGATCCTCATTGATATAAGGAAAGGTGATATTGAAATCGGTCTGTGACCCATTCCCTGAATAAGTGTCGAATGCGTAGGCCATAGATCAGTTACTGATTGAGTTGACTGGAAAATTGACGAGCGGTAGTCCTATTCTGCCCCATATTATCGGTCTGACGATATTGATCTGGATGAGGGCCTCCTTCTCTAAAGAGTTTATATTGTTCATTGTTGTTTAGTCTTCTCTGTTCAATCAGTAATACTTCCATTCTATATGGGTTGTTGACGTCTGTTCTAAATTTCTCCTTAGCAGCTTTCTTATAAGCATTAATAACTTCTTCTAGTCTAAGTTTCCTTGTATAGCCATCTTGGACATCCTTTGAATCTATTGGATGGTTAATGTAGTTTAACTTTCTATATTGTGTATCTTTTGTGATTACCTGGTATAGAGCTTCTGCAAGGTTTAATCCACCAAATCCATCTAACTTAATTGAATAGATATAAGATTGATATTGCTGGAAGGCAGGGTAACTCAGATCAATTCCCTTACCAAAATCAGTTGGTCTAGGTGGTGCGAAGACATTTCCTTTTTGGGAAAGTCTCAGCATCTCTTCCATTAGGATTACATTCTTCGATGTTGAAGGTGGGAATCCAGAATCTGTCTTCTCGCTCTTACCTCCAATACCGTATTCACTAACTAATCCTCCAGCCATACTTCTCCAGGTTGCTTCTGTTAGACGGAATAACCAAGGAGCATCTTCTCCAGGCATTTCACCGCTACCTAAGAATCCAGGATTATAAAGAGGTTCTCCTGTTATCCAGTTAATTCTTGGTGGAAGCTTGTCGGAGAAGCCAGGAGTGCTGTTCTTCAGCTCATCTAAGAACTGACTTCCAAAGCCAGAGGCTTTAGTAAGGAGATCTGATGCAGCATTACCTGTGAAGTCCTCTTGGCTATTGAAATAAACATCTAAACCGTTTGCATCAACTCCTTTCTCTAACCCATTCTCCCAGTCAATAACGATTGGTTCTTGTGTAGTAGGAACAAACTTCTTCCCTGGATCATAAGCTTGTCTTATCTCTCGCAGTTGAGAGCTGCGTGGAGCGAAGCCGAGAATGAATCGCTGAACGCCTCGTTCAAATTTACTTCTCTCTCCTACTTCTAATTCTCTTCTTCCATATCCATTAGGAATGAATTGATCCATAAATCCAATAATTCCTTGGTAATAAGTAGCTGAGAATCTATTTTTCATTACTTGTGCAGCTAGTGATGCTACTAAAGCAACACCTGCATCATCTCTTTGTTCTTGACTTAGATCTGCATACAACATCTTGTAATCAGCTAGTCCTCCAAGAAGTGTTGTTGCTGGTTCAAAGGCTCTATAAGAATGCCATCTTCCATATCTCCATACTCCATTTGAATCCTTCCATCTATGTCTCCAAGAGAGAGGAGGACGTTTTGCATTTTCCCAGGCTTTCCTCATCCCAGGATCATTTGGCCCAAATCCTGTCCATTCAATAGGAAACTCATCATTAAACATTGCTCCCCCAAGAGTGCCTAGCACGACTGAACCTACAGCAAGTTCACCTTTCCATTTATTAGAGATGTATCCACTTTCATGTAAAAGATCTCGATAGAAAGTATCAGTTGACAGGTTTAGTATTGGTGTCATCCTTAAAAATTGTTTTGTGATATCTCCAGGTGTTCTGTTGAATGGTTGAATAAAGCTTGCTACAAAGCCCAATCTGCTTGCTTGTATCTGCCCCCACCATTCAGGAATCTTCGACCAACCCGCAGTCATAGAAGGAGTTAGTTCTCCCACCTCTGGAACATCCCATAGTGTTTGTCCTTTCTTTAATCCTTTGGGGTCTTCACCTATTCTTGCTATTCTGTTATACAACCGAAGAGCTTTGTTTGATATTTTTCCATCTCTATAAGCATTTGCAAATTCATCAATAGCAGCTTCATCTACTTCTCCTCTTGATCTTGCTAGTTCTGCACCAAAGCCATAAGTTCTTTGTCCTACACGAGCACGAACATCATTAGTGAATGTTAACATTCTTCCTATTTGTATTGCTGTCTCATCTTTCATTATTGCGTCTGAAATTGTTTCTCCATTAATAACTGCATCTGATGTATAGAACTTGACTTTTGCCGCAGCCCATCTATCTGCATATTTCCATTGCTCTTCTAATGGAAGACCTTTTCTTGATGCTTGAGTCAACCCTTCTTCTAATCCAATTGTATGAAGTAGAGAATTACCAACTAAAGATTTTTGCAAAGTCTCTAATGATTGCATTGCTCTTATATCTATTGTTCCTACTTTCCATGCAATCGTAAGGAATCTACTTATAGGACTATCTTTTAATTCTCTAAGGATTGGGCGTTGATTTAAGTCGTAGGAAGGATGAGTTTCTTTTAGTTGATAAGCACGATTCTGATTATATCCATCTAGATCAACCATATCTCCAGCCCATGCTCCAACACGGCGCTTGGGATCGTATAGAGCCATTCCTGTCTCTGCTGATTTGGCAGCTAATCTCAGTGCTCCTTCTGCATAACGCATGAAATACTGATATTGCTGCAATGCAAGATTCGCTTTTCTCATATTCCCTGAGCCTGCTTCTATACCTGCGTTAAACAAAGGATCAATAGCTATTCTTGGAAATACAGCGAATTGAAGACCCCAGGTTTTTGCTCCACTAAGAAGTTGGTTAACTCTCCAGACAGCTAAAGCTTTTCCTACTCTTTCTACTCTGTCTACTTTCTTAGGTGCTTTCTTGATCGGACTTGGGCCATCAATAAATTGCTCAAGGGTTTTCATTCCTGCGGCTCTGTCACTATCAGAAGCAATGAAGGCAAGTTGATGAGCTATAGATTCAGCTTCTGGAGTCCACTCTCCAGTCTCAACAGCTTGTCTATATTCTTCTGGTAGATTCTGATATAGCTCATCCTTCTGGACTTTGGCATTGAGGTCTTCGACTATTCCAGCCTTATCTAATCTGAGACTTCCATTAACAGGGTTAATACCTTTAGCGTTAATAGGAGCTTGTGTTCCTGCTAATAATTGACCTGCTGCTCTAGTCCAAGTTCGATATGTCCTTACATATTTAAGAGAAGTCTCTAAAGATTCTTCAAGGCTTTTAGCTGTTGCTGCATAATCAATAGAACCATTCGCTTCTGCATTAAGCATCTGCCTTGCATACTTAGCAGTCTCTCTACTTGAAACATCAAGTCCTATTCTTAAAGTTAATAAGTTTCTGACATTCTCTGCATTGTTAGCGAAGAATGCTGTTGCTCCTTTAACATTTTCATCAGATAAAAAGTCCTCTAAATCTATACCTTCAGCTAAGAAATCATTCTGTAGTTGTTCTACTATCTTTCTTGTATTTAAGATAGGAATACCTGTATCAATTATCCTGTCTATTTGATGAGAAACAGCATCATAAAGTCTCTCTACATCTGGAGTTGTTTCTGTATAAACTTTCTTACCACTAGGAGATCTGATTGCAGTTACATCCTGCCAGATTTCTTCGTCGACAAGATTGATTTCACCTTCATCTACCTTCTTAATATTCTCTAAGAATTCATCACCTACTCCTCTAACTTCATCAGGAGTTGGGTCTCTAAATCTAGGCTTATCAACAACTCTTTCTCCTCCTCGCATGGTTCTATACAATTCATCAACTCTTGGATCTATCGGAGAAGGTCCCTCATGATCGAGGATCTCCATAGAGATTTGTCTCCATAGATCTTCTTCGTATTCAATCTGGCCAGGAGTTGTCTCTAATGGATATTGTCTAATTTGTTTTGTATTCCTTTGCTTCAAGAAATCATTAAAGATTTTCTCTGTACGAGGGCCACCAAGCTGAGCTTTTAAACTAATCCATAAATCTTTAAAGAATATTCCTATCTGTTGTATAACTCTAGTGAATGATCCTTCTGGTGCTAGATCTGCTTTCTTCCAATGCTTAAGAAGAAGTTGATCTGTTAACATCTCCGCAAAGTATTCATCTATATTGTAATACCTATAGTTTTCTGCCGTAAAAACACCTTTGTAACTATTGGTGGGATCAATTGATAGTTTAAATTCTTTAAGTATATCCTCTGATTCTTTAAGCCCGGCTTCTCCATCTAGGACAGCCCTATGAAGATTGTTATATCTCTCAACTACAAAAAGATCATTCATTATTTTTTCTAATTCTTTCTTTTCAATAGGAGTAAGCCCAGAAAGTGGATATATCTCTGCTTTGTTATTTAGAGCGATAAGTTCTTCTGCTCTTTTTTGAGTCGTCCATACATCGATTTGATCATATGCTTCTTTTATCTTTGCTCGGTCTGAAGTTAAATCTGCAACCTTTTTTCTTAGTTTTAAAAGATCTTTGTCAGCTTTTCCTATATAACGAGCTCGTGCTCTGATAAATTCTTTTTTATATGCTTTAAGATCTGCTTCTGGAAGGAATCTCGACAATGTATGCCATAGCTCATGGATCATAGTTCTTTTGAAATCTCCATCTCTCGTTATATCTGTATTGATTTCAAGTAGACTTCTTCCAAAAGCAAAGCGACCTTCTGGTCGTATTTTATTAAAGAAGCTAAGAGTTACATCATCAAACATATCTTCACCAATCATATCTATAAATTTTTCAATAGCTTTTACATCTTCGACCTCAAGATCTCTTTGTACTTCTCGTCTCATTTGTTTCTTTATTTGTTCTACTCCTTTGTGATGTCTCATGGATATTCTTCCTTCTCCTAATCCAGCACCCCTCGGATTATTTCCTTCTAAACTATCGATAATTTGAGAGATACTTTTTCCTTCAAGAAAGGCTGCTTCTATTTCATCATCTTTAATAATTTTCTGTGTACGTTCATAAATATTTCTACCTGTGTTTGGATTTATTCCTTTTTTTCTTCTTGTTGTTTTTGTTCTGAAATAAGGAATGTCTCCTTTCTTTAATGCAATTGCAAGTTCTTGAACTCTAGCTGTGAAGGCTTCTTGAGCTTCTTCAATTTCTTTAACTTGTTGTGGTGTAACAGGATTACCATCTGGATCAACCCAGCCTTTTTCTCCTTTCCATGAAAAACCGTCTTCAAGCAATCTGTCAGGATCAATCGTAGATTCTGAGAAGGCAGTCTCAGATTCTTCTTTTAGAAGAGCTCCTTCATCTCCAACACGTACATTTGGATCATCTAGGATTTGCTTCTCTGCTGTTCCAAGTTCTTCGAGTCTCTTCTTGATTTTATTATTATCTCTAATCCATTTTTTATAAGCCTTGCCTTCGGCAGTCATCTTTCTTTTTCCATCAACCGTTTCATAGAAACTTTCTGGTTTAGTCGGTTCTGTTCCTAAAGCTTCCTGCTTCTTCAGGAGTTCATTCATCTCATCATCTGGACTTATTCTTTTTCTTGGGGGGGCTTCTTTTATATCTGAGAATCGTACTGGAACATCTTTAGATCTCTCTGGAAAACCAAAGGCTCTATTTACATAATCTTGATCAACTACTTGTAAATCACCCCACTTTGGATGATTACGAACAACAATGTTTTTACCTTCTCTCCTAAGTCTTCCCGCTTTAATTCGTAGAGCTTGTTGCTTGGCTCTAGCAGCAGTATCTTTTCCAAGAGGAAAATCTCCTAGATCAACAAAATCTTCATCAGGGAATTGTGTTGTTAGAGAAGCTGACTTAGTTTTGTCATAATGTCTTTGCCATACCCATCCTTCAACGTTACTGTCTTTACTTCCTGCATATACACCTGGCCCATAAGCACCATTTGGGCTATGTCTAATACCTGTTTTTTGAATATTCTCTATTGCATCTTTAGTAGTTGCATGAACAAATCTAGGTTGCTCTTGAATTCTTTTACCTAATTGATATCTTACTTCTTCCCATTTTTGATCTCTCCATTCTTTAGTTTGATTTGCAAATGATTTATCAAACTGTGCTCTATCAATTCTTGTTTGAAGTCTTGCATCTCTAATGTTTGGATCTTTTGCATTAGCAGTCTCTATTTTCTTAACTTGTTCTATTGCGTCATAAAATTCTGGACTACCTGGAACTGTTTTAGATAGATTTTCTATAGACCATTTACCTAGAAGCAGTCTGATCATTGAAGCAGTACTACCTACACCAAAATCAATTCCCCATCCTTCAATCGCATTTTTTAAACGACCTTTCAAAGCCGAGTCATTAGGATTACTCTTTAATTGATTTAATAAATCCTGTACTTGAGGATTAGAATTTTCTTCAATCCATTGGAAAGCTGATGTATTAGCAGCTAAATCATATAAACGACCTTCATACTGATCGAAACCAGCAAAGTCAATGATTAATCCTTTTGGATTGATAGTCGCATTTACACCTGCTGCTGTGATTGGAGCTGCTACTTTTCCGACTACAGGGATTTTGCTTGCTGCTGTTGCTGCTGCTGTTTCTAACTGTTTACCTTTAGCAGTTACTTTTGCTATTCCTTTTCCTACACCAGTTCCTTTTAATCCCCAGTTAACAGCTCTAAGAGCTTTACTGAGCATGAACCATTCAAGACCGAACTGAAGGACACCAGTTCCAAAATCCTCAAGAGCACCACTACTCTCTAGCTTTTCAGGTTTCCAATCACCTAAACCTAAGATTGCTTTATTTGGATTATCAGCTGAAGTAGCAACAGACTCATCTACCCAAGGGGTAAGAGCTGCAAGGTCACGAACTGTATCACTACCTTCTTGAACAGCATTAATTCCTGCATTGACGAACATGCGAGGAACAGTTTTAACTGCACCGACGGGATCAAATGGTTCTGATTCAGGAGTCCTAGCTTCTAGTGCTCTCTCGTCTGCATGACGCTCTTCAAGCTGTGACTGAGTTTTTTCTACCCATTTATATGTTTCCTCCTTAGTAACAGGATCAATAACTAGTTTGTAACCCATTGTTTCTAAGCGATATCAGACCTTCCTCTTATGGTACTGGATTCCTCTCTCTTGTATATATCCTTGAAATTCCCAAGTATTTTTAAAATCTTCTGTACATAATCAGGATCTGTTGCATATCCTCCGTCTTTTAATATCTGAACTGCTTCTTCTCTGGTCGTGGCATTGCTAGCTCCTTTCCTTCCCATGAAATCTTGATCCCATTCTTCTTTGTATTGAAGTAGAGCTTCTCTGATTGAAGAAAAATCTTTGAATGGTTTTTGATATGTTCCTTCTTCTCCTTTTATAAATTCCTGTGTTGACTTAATTTGAGCTTGACCTGCTTTCAATTCCCCAGGAGTTGCCTGTAATCCCCAATAGTTATTATCAGCAGCAGCATTAAGCCCCCATGAAGATTCAAGTCCCATTTGCGCTGCTGCTATTTCTGGATATTTAATTCCTAATTCCTTGGCAAGATTATAGATTAATGTGAAATTTGTTGTTGCTCTTTGGTAATTATCTTTTTCTTGAGACAAGACAATAGGTTGATTGCTTAATATTCCAGGTTGCAAGTCTCCTGCTATAAGAACACCTTCATCTCTATCTTGAAGACTTACTTCATTGTTTTTTTTTACAGTGCTAGGCCAAAGCCTATCAAACATTGTTTCCATTTCCGGGCCGTAAACCCCTTGTACTTTTGCCTGTTGAGTGAAGAATTCTCTAGGCGTCATTTCATTGCTAAGACGATCAATGATTTGACCTGTCTCTGTTAAATATATTTGCTGAAGAGGAGGCGTTGTTACTTCTCCTTTACTTGCTCCAAATCCAAAACTTAAGATTCGTCCTTGTACTCCAGCAGGTTCTCTTCCTTCATTTCTTTTCTTTATATAACCCGCTAATCTGCCTTTACCAATATTTCTTGAGAACAGTCTCCAGTCCATATCACCTGTTATTCCCTCTTTAGTTCGTCTGCTATCTTCTTCTTCTAAAGCGAGAAGCTGACCCATCAGTATTGGAGTTGCATATAAAGGTGCAACTGCTATTGATTTCGCAAGTTGTTGATTTTCAGTTTTATCTCCTCTATTTCCTCCAGCTAATGTATTTATGATTTGTCTAGGAGTTTCAGCGACAAATGTATCTACATTGCCACCACTAGATTGCTTGTTGACAAAGCCTTGGTCAGAAATAGTTAAAGGTTGATTACTGCCTAGCTGCTTAGTACCACCTTCTTTCTTGCCTAGCCGTTCTTGATCTAATTTGCTAGCAAGATCCTGATATTCTTTTAATGCTTTATTTAAAAGATTAGTAGCTTGCTCTGATCTTTGTTTGTCATCTAATTCTGAGTCATTGAAAATCTCTAATAGATCAGTATCTATTTCTTCTAATTTATTTCTAATAAGAGTTTGTTCTTCTGTTGTAGTTGTATTGCCATCACCTTTTCTGTCGTAATATCCTTTAGCTGCCTTATCAATCTTTGTAATAATTTTTTGATTCTTTTTGTTAAAGCTTTCTTTCTTTGTTTTATATTCTTCACTAACAAGAGTTCTTAAATGGGTTGCCTGTGTAGTATTAATTAAATCATTTGCAGACCAATCATTAATAAGTGCCTTGAAATAAATAGGTCTATCCCCTGGGTTTTGATTAAGGATCCAAAGATAATTTTCCTTCTGTTGTTGATGTCCAAACCCTTTCATATAGTTATCATAGTTATTCGTTAATTGTGTTATATAAGCTTTTCTTTTTGCACCACTCATTGTTAGCTGTGCATTTGATACTAAAGATCTATAGTTATCTGACATAATTTCTAAATTAGTTTTTTGAGTAATGATTACAGATCCATCTGCCTTTGTAATAGTGATATCTTGAACTCCTTTCTCATTCCAATCACCATCATTATGTTGTTGAAGAAGACCATTCCAATCATTTCCTGCTTGCTGCGTTCCTCTTCTTTCGTTAGCCGCATCAAGAATGTTACCTTTCTGATTTCGAGATTGAGTAAGTTTCAGAATGAAAGCATTCTTAAGTGCAGCTTTGCTTCCATAGACTTTCCATAAATAATCATTAGGGCCAGGGCCAGTCTTAGTATTTAATAATTCATTCTCAATATTAATTATTTCATTTTCATATTGATCATCTGGTACAACTGCATTGACTGTTTTAACTAATTCATCTAAATAATTAGTTTTAACCTCTTTGAACAGCTTTAAAGAAGCAGGGCCAGTTACAAGCTTGATTAAATTTTTAGTAAAAGAGTCACCGCTTCCTAGATCATTAGCTTCAATATCATCTAAAGATTCTCTGATTGAATTAGATTGATCAGTTCCCCATGTTTCCTTTGCCTTACCATCAACATAGACTGCATGTTCTGATGAAACTTTCTGTCTTGCACTATATATAGCTGCTTGTATTTGACCTGACTTTGTTAGTTCTGCATAAGCTCTTGTATTACCAATTGCTTCTCTAAAATAATTAGTAGCATAAGCAGAGATTTCATCTACTTCACCAGGTTGAGCTAAAGGTGAAAGAGGAATAATCTCACCTACATCATTTCTTGGTCTGTTTTCATCAGTAAAACTATTTCGATAATGCTCTAGTAAATGATCATTAAATCCAGAGACAAGTGCTAATCCATTTGCTTTTGCTTTAACAACTTCATATTCTCTCTCTGTTCTAGTATCCATCGAATGGAAAATAGCCCATGAGTTAGCAGAAGAAGGATCATTCTCTGCTGCCTTTTCAAGTGAATTCTTTGCTTTGTTTAAATTCCTTTTACTGTCGTTTAACTTGTTTAATGCTTTTGTTTCTTCATCTTCTTCTTTTTCACCTTCAGCAAATCTTTGTTCAGCTCTTTCTCTTGCCGCCTTATCCATTGCTGCTTGAAGATTCCAAAACTCACTTCCAAAAATTTTTAGTTTCGTATTGATATCACCAAAGGCATCTGACAATGCCATTATGTTTTCGTGATTAGACTGAGCTTTTGGTGCATCAGGTATTTGAATAGCACCAGGAACATTTAAAGGTTTTGATTCAATATATGTATCTCTAGTACCTGAGATAACAGGAAGTTTGCCAGCTTGTCCAAGCTTAAATTGTTTTATTGCAGCAGATGTTTCACCACTACCAGGAGTGTATCTAGTGGCTGATCTTCTATCAGAAGTTCCGCCTGATTTTCCGTGTGTGTAACGTGCCATTAGTTATCGAGGTACATAACCTTTTCCATCCCATTTATAGCCAGCTCCCTTGATACTACTAGCCATACTCATACCCGCACTAGCCCCTTGTAAACCAGCACTTAGCACTGCCATCCCTGTATTAAATTTACGTTTAGGTATGTGAATTGGTTTAGCAGGATCTACATACAATTGCTTGATATAAGGAGTAAGTCCTGCTTTCCTCTGCGCTTTTCTAACAAGTACACCTTCTTTTTCAAAGCCCTTCTGAGCACCAGTAAACGCAAGATTCCTATCAGAAACGTAATCATAATTGCCATACTGATTCTCGACATCAGCTAATAAATATGCAGTATTAATTCCTCCACCTTTTGCTGCAAGAATTTCTCCTGAAGCTGCCCAAGTCTCAAGTTTTTTCTCTCGTTTTTCTCTAGCAGTTTGTTCTTGTGCTCTTGCAATATCTAAATCAATAATTTTAAATTCTTTTTCTGCTCCTCTATCTGCTAAAAATTCATTAGTTGCATTAGTTAAATCTGTCGTTTGTTCTTTTTGATCTTGTACAAATCTATTTGTTTTTGTTTGCAACATATTAACTGCAAACTGTGCATCCATATTTAAGTTCTGCGCTTCTATCTCTGCATTACGTGCCTGAGTTGCAGCTCTTTGCTGCATGAACCCAAGTCCAGCAGAGACAACACCAATAATGATTGAGGCAGGCTCACACATCTTTAAATTTTGACGAACTCATAAAACATTCGACCTTCTGGTCCCCAGTGTAGGTGTTTTTTGATGAAGGTAAAACCTAGCCAATTAATCCATTTTACATGGACTTCATTCCTTGCATCAACCATATTGAACAACAAAGGATATAAAGATTGCATTTCAGCTAGTTTCTCCTTTGATTTACGTAGGAACCATCTCTTGTCAATAGAGTCATCAACCATTGATTGACATCCTAATAACCAGATGCGGCCTGTGTTTTCCGCTGAAGGAATAACTCCACCCATTGCCATCAATTCGCCTTTGCGGTTTATGACAGTGAGACAAGGCTTACTCATAAAATAACCATAGAGCAAACTACCTTTTGGACAAGCTCCTGAATGAGCTTTCACTTCATCAATATCTTCTGGTCTCATATTCTCTGCAATCATCACAACGTCCTTAAGTACTGAAGGTCGAACAGCAGCACTATTCATATTCTTCTAGCTCTTTCTTGTAACCAACCTTCCCATTCAGCTGATTGGAACTTACAAGGCAATGGACTACTACTAACTATTTGAATCGTCGCATCAATATTCCGTGTCATCACTGGAACCCTGACTGTTTCTTTTGGGATACCAACTTGACCTATTACATTCTGGCCAACTTGAATTCCGTTATAGGGGTAAGTCGAAGTATCTCTGCCAAAGGGAGTTACTTTTAATTCAAAAGCAGAAGTCTTATCAAAAACAACTGACCATTTCCTTAACTGTAAATAAGGAGAAGCTGATACAGAAATAGAACCACCTTCATCTTGTTGTTTTAAATAAGGTGTACTAAATTCATAGGTCATATCATAAGGTTCTCCTATAAAGAAAGCAGAAGTACTAACATCACCATCAACAGTTATAGTCCCATTGTTAGAAGCATCACCGACTGTCTCTGCTGTAGGGGTAAGGACTTGTCCATGTTTTAATTTTATTAATGCTTTAAATTTATATGTGTTAGTTGCTGCTTGTTTAGTGAAAGAGACTGCTACATTATCTTGTAATGTTTTGCTGAATAAGTAAGAAGGGAAATCAGTGATTGTAACAGTTGCATTTCCTGTAGTCTTGCAAGTTGTTGATCCTCCTGTACTTGTAATAACTAATCCTTTTGCATTTACAATTGTGATGACTGCATTAGTTGAAGGTTGAGAAGTTGGGAAGCTATTGATATCTGCATAGTTTGTTCCTCCTACTGTCAATGGTCTTCCTACTAATTTAGTAACTCCTGCATTGGCTAATGGATAGGGAAGAGTGATTACTGTTTGAGCATTTAAACCGCCTGCATTTGTAACACTAAAAGTACAATTGGTTTCTGTTGTTTTCCTATCAAGAAGCACTTCAATCTCTGTTCCTGTATCAACAGTCTCAGGTCTTAGTGATGCCTTCTCTAAATAAACTCCATCTGCATATTCAACAATAATATAAAGATCACTATCTAAAATTGATGCTGTAAGAATGGACTTAGCTCCTTTGACTTCCCAGTAAGACCAAGCAGACTGCAATTTAGTTTCATCTGCAAAAAGGAATTTATATATATACAGTCGTGTTGGCTCATCCTTGCTAACTAATACAATTGTTTCTTCCGAAACAGATGCTGCTATAGCTACTAAGTTCTTAGGAATATATCTAGGAACTGATGCTGTTACTTCTGCTGAGATAGGAGTTGAACCTGTTACATCAGGTAGATAGAACTCACGCAGTCCAGTGAAATCTCCTTTGTTAATAGGGAAGAAGACAGTACGACCTACACCTATTGGGTCAATCAAATCAACTGAATCATATTTTGTCATTGATGTGATCGTTGCAGTCGCAGGTGTAAGTGGAGCACCTAATCCTGAAGCACCTGTATCTAATCTGAATTGACCATGAGGACTAAACAAGAGCAAGGTGTTAGCAAATGCCATGCTCGAAGTCAGGAAGTTAATATCAGTACCACCTGTACTTACAAAGATTGGATCACTATCAATAATTGTTTGTACAGTCTCTCTCCAAAATCTTGTGTAGTCGTCAGCTGCTGATAAGCAGGCATATTCATCAGATAAGAAAACTAATCTATTTCTAAATACGTTTATATTTTTTATCTTCTCTCCAACGAAAGGAGGATTAGGAGCACTGGTTGCATCTCCTGCAATTCTATTTCCCCATGTATGTTTCTGAAAAGTAAATGTACCATTGGCATTCCTAATTAAAGTATGAGGCATTGTTGTTGCATCTAACTTGTAAACAATATTGGGTGCGACTGTCTCTCTCCATATTCCTTTACCGCTAGTTCCTCCATTAGTAGTTTCAAACTTTACATAATAATCATCTGCTTCTGTAGAACTAGACCCGATTATTTTTAATAATTGTCCATTGATTCCTTTCAGTGGTAATTGCTGTATTGCTTCTACTTCATCTTTAACTCCAACAATAAACATATCAGCAATTGTGTCGCTGACTGCTATCGTGAATGTTCCTCCATCATCTTTAACTATCTTGAGTAAGTAATCATCAATAGTTGATGCTGTATATTCTGGGCCTAAAGTACTATCACCATTGATTGCATCTCTCAATCCATCACATACAACTTTATTGCTAGGTGCTGTTGAAGATGAACCTTGACCTATAACTGGAGTGGTGTATTCTTTCTTGGTTTCTGCATGGTCACTTGCATTTAATGTTACTGAGTAGGTTGTATTATATTCAGCTTGTCTAATGAATACAGCTCCAGTATTAGCAGCAAAGGTTGGCGATGTTGCACTGTCCATCGCTACAGTTTTTTCTTTATTAGTAATAAAAGTATGGTCAGCAATACTTGCTAATCGGAAAGAGTTTGCTGGTTCTGATGTGTTTGCTATATCAAGATATCCTTTTCCATCTGGAAAGCTGACTGTTTGTTCAACTCCAGTCAAGCTAAATACTTTTAAGTCTCCATCAGTTATATAGATTAAATATTGAACAGCTCCATCACGATCAACAATACTGCTAAAAGGTCTGGTAGTTCCTGCTGTACCAGTAAACATCCTTGCTTGATGATAGAAAGGAGGCCGCTTTTTTAAACCCTCAACAGAACTAGGAATGCAATTGATTACTGTCTCTGCTTGTGACGCAAGTCTTAGTGCAGCTGGTTGTTGGCTAACACCATTAATAAGGTTTGGAATTGACTTGGTTACTAATGGCATGGCTATCTAGTAAGAGCACGATGAGGGCTATAAGTGGAGAAATGTCCAGTGTTATTTGTATTGCCTCGAAGCATACTGTGCTCATCTCTTACTGTTTCTTCTTCTAAGAAATGACTTCTTGCTTCTAACTCAGCAGTTATATTAATCTTTGCATATTCCGCACTACCTACTGTTGCTTCTTGCAATTGTCTGCCAGCTCTTACCATGATATATCTTCTGGCATATTCAGGAAGTTCTAACCAATCAAGAATAGTTGTTACGTCTCCTTTTAGATCTTTAGTAAAAGTAGACTTCTGAGTTTTCCTGTCATACAACTTGCCTTGTCTAATAACAATGTCATAGTCAGGATAAGTATGAGGATTGATATATACACGGGTGGTTGTTACTCCTACTTCAATTTCATCTGAAGTATTCCTAATTAAATCCTTTTCATAGTCAGTATTGAATGTCCATCCTTCTGTTTGAATTTCACGCATCGCACTATTCAAAGCATCTTGTGCTTGCTTTGCAATTCCTACTTGGCCAACTGTACTGTTAACAGGAGCTTCGCCTGTCATCTGAAGCACTTTGTTTATTGCTTCTAGTTCAGTAGTGAGAGTTAAAACCATGACGAATAAGAAAAGAGGGGGGCCATGCAGAAGACCCCCCGTTATAGAAGTTAGCTAGTAGCCCAGTAGATCTCAACTGCACAGTCAGGACGAAGAACGCCTGTACCGTGAGCCATAGAACCAACCATGAATGTTCCCTGCCATAAGGCATGAACATCAGATCCAGTTTGTTCCATCTTCAGATCCATTAACTTCACAGTACCAACAGCTTGCTTGTTGAAAACAAGGCCGACGCTATCTGTGTAGTTAGCGTGATAGGTGTTGTTCTCACCTGTCACTGCTGAACGGTTTGTAGTTGGCAGATGGTTGGACTTGAGGATGCTGATGCCAGCTACCTTCAAGACTGTTCCTTCTGCGTATGCTCCAGAACCACCCCAATCTCTGTTGAGAACGTCAGTTGTTTGAGCCAACTTGTAGTACTCAGTTGGGCCAAGAACAACGTAACGATTATCTTCAGGGACATTGTTAATGTCCATCTTCTCGGCTGCTGTCCATAGAGCAGTAACTAGGTTTGCACCTGTTACAGCTGCTTTGGTTGCAGCAACGATCTTGATGCGAGTACCGCCTGGAAGATCAGTGTTGAAGTTAGTACCAGTTCTTGCAGCTTGTGCAATAGTGGCCGCTACATTCTTGTCAAAAGTGTAAGCTAATGCGTTGCCCATCTCAGTTGAGTACTGAGATCTCACGTCATAGTGATTCTTAGCTTCGTCGATGTCAGCGATGAAAACATTAGAGACAAGTTTGTCGTCAATGTTTATAGTCGCTTCGGCGTGCTTGATCGCATTACCTGTTAACTGTGTACCAGGTGTGTGATAAGCAGTGGAGCTAAGACCGATGATTGGGAATTGGGCAGACTTACCTGACGCAATAGTTCTTACGTTATGTAAGCTCTCAAAAATTGTGGCTTTACGAAACGCAGAGAGTACCTCTCCACTGAAAACCTTAAGAAAGAGAGCGTCATAAGAACTACCCGTATTGTTAACCAGGCCCAGCCTGGATACGGTCATGTTGGCCATAAAGAATACCTAGAAAGAAAGAAGGTTCCTGACCTCAATTCCTTCCACTCTGGGTATCCCTCGCAAGGGGCCGTTGCTTCTTGAATAGGTCTAGGTAATTAAATAATAGCTCCTACATGACATTTGATCTAGAAAGCTTCTCTTCTACTTTCGCTCTGTATGCAGGATCTGTTTTGTATAGAGGGTCATTCATCGCTGCAATAACTTGTGCAGTTGAGTCGAACTTCGCTCTTGATCCTCTCTTATTAGTTCTGCCACTGACTAGCTTTGGCTCACGATTTCCTTCTGATTGATAGCGACTGTGTAGACCAGCAACTGCAAGTTTAACCATGTCATAGTTTGGATTTTTAATTGCCATATCGAAAGCAGATTTCTCACTATCTGTTAAGACTCCAGCTGCCCAGTCAATCATTTCTCTATAAGCTGCTTCTCCTCCATACTGATCTTGAATCTCCTTGACTTGTCCTTGTTGTAATTCAGTGTCTCTTTGTGCGTTGACTTGAACGCCTTGAAGATAAGCCTCAACCATGTCACGGCTGAAACCTGCTTCATTTAAATCCCCGTAATCTTCATCTGTGAGTTGGCCTGTCTCTTGCCATCTTTCATTCATCCCTTGGTAATCAATACCCGCTTCATCAAACTTGCTACCTATGTAATCACCATAGAGTTCTGTCGCAGTTTGAGGAGTTTCATTCTCTTCTTGTTCTGGTTCTGATTCAGTGATTCCAGAATCTTCAGTTGTTTCTGTCCCAAGTTTCTTTTGAAGTTCGAGATAACCTTTCTCTAGCTCCTCTTGAGATTTGTATTTACCAGCAAGCAGCCCAGATTCTTCAGTCGTTTCTGTTGATTCTGTTGTTGGTGCATCAGGTGCTACAGCTGGTGTTGGTGAGTCTTTGATAGTGAGTGCTTCTGGCATGGTGGGTGTTAGCGAATTGTGTAGTGTGAGTCGTTGTCTTGAGTTACTCCTTCAGGGTTGTTCGGAGTAGTAGCTTTTTTCTTGGCAGGTTTTTCTGCCTTAATAACAATCTCTTCTACTTCAGGATCAGGTTGCTTGACCTCTGGTTGTGGGGCCGCTTGGGATTCCTGGGTCGAGGACTGTTTGGGGGAGGCTGTTGGGGAACTCTCCGCCTTCTGTGAATTGGGGGCCATAAGGTGCTCCTTCTTTAGTGTAATTTTCAGCCATTTTAGTGGCTGCGCCTGACTGCAAACCAGCCATAAGCATCTCTTGGTTCTGGGCTTGCTCTTGTTGTTGTTGAGCAGCCATCTGTTCTTGTTGTAATTGCTCTGGAGTCTTGACTAGGTTGGTTGTATCTATAGATCCACTCGCAGCTAAACGCCTAAGAGCTTCTTCCATGTTTAGATACTGAGCCATGACTTCAGGGCCAAGAGCTTGATTAGCGACAGAGATAAACTCAACTAATTTGTTGCGATCATCTCCTCTACCAATAGCTTCTAAGCCTGTAACAGGTTTAGGATTAACTAATGGTTCGCCTGTCTCTTGGTCATTTGGAAAGTTAGGTAGTTTTCCTTTTCTTTGCAAGATGTAGATAAGTCTATGTACCAGTGGCAGCTGTAATTCTTGGGTGAGAATTGAATACAAACCACCTATAGATGCTTCTAATTCTTGTGCCATAAATCTGATCTCTTCAGCTGTAACTCTTTCGCCTGGTCTTTGAATTGCAGTGTTAAGTAAGAAAGCAAATTGCAATCTTCCTTCTATTCGATCAATAGTTTGTTGAGCTATACCAAGGTCTTGTGCCTTCTGACTTTGGATAACAGTAACGTCAGCTGCATTGCCTTGGATGATTGCACCATTGGCTGCATTGGCTATTGTCCTTGGCCTAGTAGTTCCATTTGGATTAACTAGGAATAGGATTTTGGCAGCCGCTGCACTGCCTTCCAAGACGCTTTGATATAGGGATTCAAGGGACAGAAGATCGCCGTAATATTGCTCAACATATGAACGTCCATACTCTTCATCGTCGATTCGATTGAAGCGCAGAGGAATCCAAGGGCTGCATTTCTCTGGACACATGCCATATGTATTTGGAATCTCTTCTCCCTTTGCTTCCTGATACCAGGTACAGACTTGATCTTCAAACTTAACGCAGGTATAGACCTTGACTGTTTTCTTTACAGGCCCGTTTGTTTCTTTCTGATCTGACTTATCAGGTAGGAAGCTTTCAGGAAGAGCATCAGGATAAACCTCTTCTTCAACGATAATTTCCTTAACACAACCCATTGGGTCACGTTGTACTACATAGTTCTGAAGGTGTAAAACCCTTATCCCTTCTGGATTTATATAGAGAAGTACGTTACCAGAAACAAGCAGTTGCTTGAAAGCTTCGTGCATTGAAGCTCTAGCTGACATGGTCTCAAGCATTGTCATAACTGCTTGCTCAACCTTGACCAATGCAGTATCAAGTTCAGTCTTAATCTCTGGCCCTTCTTCTTCTATATTCAAAGCTAGGTTGTCTATCTCTAGCTTGAAGAAAGGAGTATTAGGAGGGAAAAGGCTAAGACCTAGTTTGTTTGATAAATGCAGCAGACCTCTTGCGCCTACTGATTGGTAAGGAGTCTTCAGTCTTCCTTGATCACCTTGCCCAGAGTCAGGGAAGAGACTTGGAATTGTTACCTTTGCACTATCCCTTGCCCTATCTTCAAAGGGATTGCGATTTGTTTTTAACTGTTCATATCGAGAAGCAATAGTTCCATCCCGTTTATTGGGAGCTTTGCCTGGCTGGACATCAACATTAGTAGTGAGATTGAGTTCCATAAGTTAAACAATTGCGAGGCCCTGACCTGTTACATCTCTCTTCAATCTATCTTTACCAAAGCCAAGGGCAGACCTATCCCCTAAAGCAGAGGCTGCATATTCAGCAGTTCTTACTGGGCCTTTACCAGCTCTAGCTTGAGCTGCTCTTTTCTGTTCCTCTGCCCTTTGCTTTTGCCAATCAAAAGATTTACCCCACTGCCTTTTACTCTCAGCGAATTGTTCTTTAGATAATGCGAGAGATTGTCTCTGGAGGTCTAAGCTTTCTCCAGAGCCTGAACCTCCGCCGCCTCCACCGCCTCCGCACATGAATCAATCCTCGCTAAGTTTATTTTGCTCAGTGTAGACGGATTCAAGCATTCTTACCAATTCAACTTGACCTAAGTACCTCCATATCTCTCGATCAGGAGTATCAATGGAGGGACATTTGTCTGGATAAACTTCTTTTAAACGACGGATGAGCATCTCATCTATCGGAGGCCAGAGCATTTCATCATCATTCATATCGCTGGCTCCCAAAGTTTTACTTCTCCTGTTACATGGTTGTACTCTCCATCCCTAAGGATGCGAGTCAACCTTGCAGTTAGGACGGCATCAGCATAAGTCTTTTTCTTTTTGACATAGGCAGAATGAACCTTGGCCCACATTTCTTCAAGAGTTTCAGCTTCACCTAATAATTTCCCTGCTGTAACTGGCCCCACTCCTATCAATCCTTCTATATTATCTGTTTTGTCGCCACTCAAAGTCTGAATCATCCAGTGTCGATCAGCTTTCTTGCGAGTAATTAATTCAAGATCATCATTAGCCAAGAGAGTACAAGGTACACCTCTCATGTCTTTATCAGGCGACACAATTACTGGATCGTGGTACTTCTGTCCTGTTGCAAGTAATCCCATAACATCATCACCTTCTAAACCATTGAAGCTGATGGCATGAAATTCTTTGGCAACTCTTTCTCTTATGTTTTTAAGACCGAGAGGCTTGCGCTTACCTAGTCGATTGGCTTTGTAGTCTTGATAGATTCCATGCCTGAAGGTGGGATAATCAGAGAAGCACATGATTGGTTTGCCAGGACTGATGATCTGATACTGAGCAACACGATCTTCAATCAGTTGCATTGCATCACGTTCATCTAAGTGAAGGGTGTGAAGGTTCTCATCCCATTTGATATCTGTTTCACATGCACAACAGGAGGAATAGATCAGCCAGTCAGCATCAATTAATAAAGTCATAGTGCGAATAGGGGTAGTTTTAATCGACCTGTTTGCTGGTCGTAGAGCAGCTTGTCCATAGGGCCAGTGACCCCACTAAAGCGATTTTTCAGGAGTCGCAGTTGGAGTTCTGATCTCTCAGCTGGATCTCCCTGTTGGTTTCTTTCGGCGGCAAGGACTAAGTCACTTAACTGGGCCACAGAATGTGAGCTTCTTAAGTGCGAGAGAGAAACTTGTGTGCCCTCCTCATGTCCTTTACCTTCAGGTCGTCTCAAGTGTGAGACAACTATGAGACCAACGCCTGTACTTTCTACTACTTGTCGCAGCTTGGTACAGGTAACGTCGAGTGCTCGCCTCTCATCTAGATCACTGATGCCAGAAATAACTATGGTCAAGTGATCGAGGATAACGACATCAACTCCCTCAGCTGTAGCTAGATATTGAATCTGTTCAACTAAGCGATCAGGATCTATTGATCCAAAGTGGTCGTATAAAAAGAGGCGACCAGTTCCAAGTAATCGATCAAAGGCATCCTTAAGCTCTGCATCTTCAGAAAGATTGTCTTCAAAATGTAGAGGTCTTGATAGTTCAACTCCGATTATTCCTTGCAGTGTTCTTTGAATACTTTCTTCGAGTGCGATGTACCCCACTTTCATTTTATTTCTTAGAAAGTGATGGGCCAGCTCTCGACACATGCTTGATTTCCCAGTCCCTGATCCTGCGCAGACTGTCACCATCTCACCCTTGCGATATCCCTTAGTTGCCTCATTTAATTTGGGCCAAGGATATTCACAGACTGAGGAGGCCCCTGGTTTTATCAGTGCTTCCCATTGGTCAGCGGCTTGTATGATTGAATCAGGTCTTGCAGGTACGGCTTTCCAAAGCAAGTCCCTAAGCGCATCCCCCTCTCCTGCGAGGAGCATTTCATTAGCATCTTTTCTTGGTAGTCGACAGATAGCTGCCTTACCAAGAGGTAAGACTTCAAGTGCTTTCTCGGCAGCAGCCATACCAGGCTCATCCGTATCCAAACAAAGGACAATCCGAACAAAAGTGTTTAACCATTTCTGTACTTCAGGAGTGGATAAATACTTTTTAACTGATTGAGCTCCGTTTGGCAGTGACACAACAGGGAACTTGTTGCCTTGTACTTGAGAGACAGACATTGCATCTATCTCTCCTTCAGTAATAACAACGAAAGTATTACCTTGGTTTGTTTGTCTCCATGTGTGTTGAGAAAAGAGCATCATCTTGCTGGTATCACCTAGCCAAATGAATTTCTTATCTTTAAATCTCACATGTTGAGCACATGGTCTGCCTAAGTGATCGTGATAGTTGGCAACTTGAACAGGTTGGTTGTGATATTCAGCGATGCCATAGGGGAAATGAGTAACTGTTTCTTCTGTGATGCCACGCTTTTTTAATGCACTTGGTTTGATGAATTTAATTAGTGGTGATACTTGTCTTGGTGGTGCGGTTGGCATTGGTCTTGGTTTTTTTTCTTTTGATGGTTGGTACTGGTAGTCGCATCCAAAGCAGTGAGCATGTCCATCATCAAAGACGGCGAGGTTATCCTTACTGCCACATTCAGGGCATGGCTCATGCCTCAGGTATTTACTTTTTTCCATCCCGCACTTCCCTTACTACTTGAAGGACATCTTCAGGTAGGCCGTCATTAGCAAAGTCATCTCTGCCTGTGCAGACACGGCACATACCATTCTCTTCTTCTTTAGGAGCAGGGTCTCTCTTCCATGTGATTGTGTAGTAATCACCCAGTGTGCTTGGGGTCATGTGAACTTGTACTTCTAGACTCATTGGCTTTCTCCCAGTGGTGGATTAGGAGTTCGAGCTCCTTGATTCGCTGCTTGGCTACGTCGATACGTTGTTGTGTATTCATCTTGGAGTTCTCCAAGTATCAAGTTGATCGATAAGCCATTCATATTTAGTAATGGTTGTTCGACATGACTTGCATTCTTTCTTCTTCCACCTGAGGTTATTGATCCTAACGATGCAACCACAGTGAGGGCACTTGATGTTCTTGCCATCGTTACCTGCACGATCAGTCTTTTCAATCAGGGCATAGTCTTCAAGGATTCTTATATCCTTGCCTCTCACTCTGATTTGTTTGCTTGATGTAATAGGTGTCATTGATACCACTCAGGGGGAATACTGCCACTAGCCCATTTGAATCCATGTCGTGTGGCCCATTGGCCATAAGTAATGGATCGCTTGGCTCGGCTGATCTTGTCTTTTGCATTCTGAAAACACAAGCGGATATCCAAGTCAGGATGAAGCTTCTTAACAGCAAGCATCTTCCTTCTATCCATTGGAGCAAAGAAACCTTTGGCCTCAATAATTACTCCGTTATCCAGAATGAAGTCAGGTCGATAGTTTGCCTCAATTACATAAGGCAAAGTCATATCTTCATAAGTGAAGCTGACTTTCTTATCAGTGAGACCCGCCGCTAAGCGGGCCTCGAACTTACTTCTGTATTTAGAACTCGTCCCCCGACGATACGTTTGTTGGCGTACAAGCGGCAGGTTCGCTCGTGGATTCTTCGACCTGAAATCCGTAGCTCGTAGAACTTTTTGAGTATTCGACATGCTTATAAATAATGGCAGCTTCAGGCTGAATCTTGATACCGACTCCAAAGTTTCCTGAGTAGCCAGAGCAACGTAAGAAGACTTGGCCTTCTGTTCCAGGCCCCATCTTGCTAACTGCTTGCTTCTCTTCCTCGGTCATGGGTTGACCTTGAGAGTTCTGCAAAACAGGAGGTCTATTACTCCATTGCTTGTTGTCTTTGTTGAGTCCTCCGACTCTCATCTTGGCCTTGATTACAAAGACTGGATTACCATCACGCTCTTCATAAGACCAAGGCATGTTGGCAAGTTTGAATTTCGTATCAGGTTCAGCTGCTTTAAGTTGAGCCTTCCATCTGTCTAGTAATCCAGAGAGTTGCTCTTCAATTTCGGCTGCCTTATCAGCTGGGATCAGGCAATTAACTTTCCATACCCCTGGCGTTTCAAATTTTGTATCTGCCTCTACTAACCAGGCAAATTCAAATCCGCATCGAGGTGTAGTCAGGTTTAGTACTTCTGATTTAATCATGTGATGAAATAGGTTGATGATTTTGTGATAGTTGGATCTAACTCTCCAAGCTGAGGCTCAGGTGGTAGATCCTCGGTGTTTGTAAGTTGTGATTCGAGCTTTGATTTGATTTGTGTAAGCCAATCTGTTTGATATAGATCAGCAAAGCTCTGCCTAACAGAATCCCTTAGCTTGCTCATGCTTGCAGGATCGGTGGCAAAGCAATCATGCACACCTCCTATATTTGTGGTGGGGTCTCTCTTTCTAGCAAGGATAGATGCCATTGCCATGTGACTTGAGTCGAAACTATGCAAAATGTTTGCACTTAAAGCGTTAGCCATCCGAGTCTTGTCTAGACCTGGGGTTTCGACTGCTGTCCGTATATCAAGAGAGACATCTGAGAGATATCTAAGACGAATCCTAGATTCTCTTTGATTCTGATACTGCTGTTGCACTAGTAATCCACTAGGGGATCTCCATTGCAGCGGCTTGTTCTCTTTACCAGCTCTTAGACCAATAGCTTTGAAATAATTCATAGCATTTACAGCTGGTGCAATTACCTTGACTGATTCTTTATGCAAGATGTTTGCCATGAAGTGCATGGTTGTCATACATCCCTTCTGAACTGTCCAAGATCCATGTCCATACATGTCCTTAGCTCTCTTCTGTGCCCAGTCATAAGCGTAGTAATAGAACGCTGTTCGACTAGCTGCATAAGGAGTGGTCATTACACATGGCTTGGCTAATGAACGATCAGGTTGCAGCATCAGCCACTTCCTAGCTCGATCATCAGTACAATCTCTTAGATGTTCATTGACTTTGGTGATGACAGTCGCATAGATATCTTGAGGTCTATCACTTGGATAGAGATTAACCTCAGCTCCAAGGATTTCTGATCTCAATAACCCAGCAAAATGTTGGATACCTGAGCACGTGCAGTCGAGCATTATGGGTAGGGCACATTCATACCCCCATCCCTGTCTACTGAAGTTGCAATACTCACGACAGAAAGCTAAGAAACTCCAAGGTTTATCAGCTCTCAACCAAAACTCACTGTTCAACCAAGGGTCATTGCCAGCTCCAATGATGAGCTGTTCTCTTTGCTTTACCCAATCAATGCGAGTCTGCCAATCTGACTTGAGACCATAGAGATTAGCTCCATGTATTCTCAGCCAGTCAACATGACTCTCTTCAGTAATTGGTTTTGATTTGGCAAAGAGAAGCAGCGACCTAGATACATCATTGCCTTGCGGATTTAGATAGGGAGGTCGGTAATAAAATCTTCCTCTCCAATCCATAGAAGTTGGAAAGAATATTTCCTCCTCCTCTTGGAACCTGCGAGCAACCCAAAGAATCTTTGCGTTTGCTATGCGTGTGTTCCTAGTCCGATCATTCTTTTCATGGAGAATCTTGGCAGTCTTTCTCCACTTGAGTACACCTAAATCTTCTTCATCCAAGTGCTTTGGATAAGGAGGAATAGGCCAGCCATCTCTAGGTAAGAGGCAACCAATTTCTAGGTTGTTGTCATAGGCATGTGTTACCTGTTCCAACATCCATGTGTGTACTCTCCAAGCAACAGACTGATGAATGTTTGCAGCTTGAAAGCAAGGCTCATCACCTGTGCAATTTGCTTGGATGATCTCGTTATTACTCTTGAATAATTTCAAGGGCATCTTTGTGTAATACCCCCCGTTACTTGGAGAAGTCCAAGGCTTAGGTGGTATCAACATGGGCAGGTAGTTAGGAGTCATTAACTCCTGCATCTCTTTCACGTCATTGATCCATGCCATGCACTCATCAGTTGCCTTAACGACACGCTGCTTTTTGTGAGGTAGATCTTCTCTGACTATTTGAATGAGTCCAGTCTCTCTAGCGATGAGATTGACCAGGAATAAACCCGATGCAATCTTCTCTCTTGGAGTCCAGTTCTCTGTTTGCTGCATCCTTCTGATGGCAGCCATCTTGTGAGCTTGACGACTACGACCCTTCTTAAATCTGAATAACTCTTGAGTCGTTGCCCTATCCAACATGGTCTCAATCCATAGCTTGTCAGCTACATCCATCGAGACACTGTGAAGTGTCGGACATGCACTCAAGGAATCAATTACAGTTCTAATGCTTGCGGCTGCCACCTGTTGTGGCGGCAAGTGGGTGATGGGAAGTAGTTGGGCAAAGCTAACTCCTGCTTTGCCTGACTCAATCCTTTTTCTTACTGCCCTTAGGTGGACAACTATTTTGTCAACACCATAGGCAGATAGAGCCTCTCCATATTTAGAAAGAGACTCCATCTTTTTCTTTTGCTGTTGATGTGTGATGAGTCGGACTCGATCACAACCCAGCGTGAGCATCTCTCTTTCGAGAGCCCTTTGCTCTAGTTCACTTGCTCCCATTTTCCTATTAGCTCAGAGTAATTAACCTCTGCCCACTCAGTCAGAGCACGACGAGCCAGATCAGCTCGATCAATACCCATTTCAGAGGCGAGGTCGTCATACCTTTTGAATAGCTTGGGTGCTAGTACAACTTGAAGCTTTGGATTGGGTGTGGTTTCAGTCATTTGAAGTTAGTCCTAGTTTGATGGGTACTTCTTCCTTCTCACAGGTGGATGAGTCTTTACTTGTGATATCAACCCATCGTTCACCTGTGAAATAGAAAGTTCTATCAGTAGCGGGATCAACAAACTGATCCCCTGCCAATGGATTGTTTGGATTCATTGTTAGTTAGACGATGGAATTAGTACCCAATAAGTATGCAGCTTTCAAATGAAAGAGCATAAACTCATTGCATTCTTTTTCCTTAGTCCAACCATTTTCCTCGCACACTTTTTTGAATTGAGCTTCAAGTAATTCCTCTCGGCTTGCCTTCTCTAGCAGTGGTTGAGGTGCGTAAGTCCAGGCAGTATCATCTTCCCAAGGCAGTTGGAAATTACCTATATGCCACCCAATAGTTCGACTCCAAAATAATACTTTACCTTCATCATTAGCCTGTCCAACCTTAGGTGGATTAGTCTTAAGATCGTAGGTTTTGAAACTACTCATTGTTTTGTGGTGGTGGGTTGTTGATTAGGTGAAGAGCCCAGTCACAACAGAGCAAAGACTGCTGTGAGCTGGGTTCTGTTCCATAACGAGACAAGTGCCAAGCTCGATAGCATTGGAAGATCTCTCTGTCCTGTGCGTATCGGCTTGGCGTTTCCTTACTCTTCATAGTCATTAAAAAGCCAGTCATCCTGACGTTTACCTTCTATGCCTGCAATCAATGCATTAGCACTGAGCCTGCACTCTTCAACGATAATCTTAGGCAACTCTGAACGCAATCTTTCTACAATCTTTGACATCTTCTCATGAGTCTCAGGGTTGGATGTCGTCATCATCCTTGACCATGACTCAACAAGTAGATGCTTCTCACTTTCGAGTTGTTGGTTGTAGCGTTTCATCGCACTCATTTGCTTAGCCTCTCAATAAGTAAACGTCTTTGTTCCAACTGGTTACCCAGTGGTGACTTTTTAATTCCACTAGAGATAGAAAAAAAGGCCCAGCTCCCCGTCAATAAGACGAGGGCTGAGAGAATAACTAAACGATTCATTTGGTAGTAGGAATCAGAGATAGAACTTCCTGCTTTGCTTGGCCAGCGAATTTAATCAAGCTTGCCCAGTATTGAGGGCAGTCAATCGAATAAAGATTGTGCCACTCATCAGCATGTAAAGCCCAGCGATTTTGAAAGTCTCTTTGATAGGTAGCAAAACTAATTAGTTCAGCATCTCTATCTTCAAGTGCCTTCTTCAATACCCTGTTCTCTTCTAATAAATCAGCGTTAGTTCTTCGTGTCATTTGATAACTCCTTGTGGTGGGTTCGAGGGATTGAGTCCCTCAGTCAGCCTAGTTAAAGGCTGAGGGAGAGAGTCACTGTTTAACTATGTTGATAGGCTTTGACTTATCAAGTTTTAAATCTTCTAAGTCTTTCTTTGTTATTACTTCCTTCATATTGGAAGCAACATCATCAACAGAATTAATATCTTTTAGATCTACTTCTTTAGAAGAATCTCCAAAAGAAAAAACTACTGAAGGCATAATTAAACTCCTTTGTGGTGGGTTCCCTCAGTTAAGAGGGAATAGCTAGGTCAGGGTTTGCACCTGACCCCCCGCTTTTACGGATTAGCTAAAGCAGAACTTTATTAGTTCTTACTTCTTCTGGGTGCTTGTCTGGAATTACTTCTTGGGTGGGTGCTTTTGGAATCATCCATTCCATATCGTAATTCGCTTTATAACAAGTCCAGTTTTCTAGGTTTGGATTCCATAAGTAGGAATATTCAATCTGTACCGTGTCATACATCAGGAATTCCCTTAGGTCTTCATGTTCAGCTGATGGACATTCCTCCCCTCTCATCTTGAAAGTTCTAATGATTGGTTGATCTAACTCTTTCATGTTCCAATCTGTATTGGATCTGATACAGCTAATGTCTCCCCCTTCCATTAGATCTCTTACTTTCAGAGAGTTTGAAAAATGCCTCTTCAGTACAACACCAAGCCATTGTGGATATCCATCCGAATGGTGATAAACAGATTCAATAGATCCGTCTTGGTTAAGGATTCCAATCCTTGAACGTGTAGACATTTGATGTCTCCTTGTGGTGGGTTGATCCCTCTTTCGAGGGAAGAGCTAAGGGCGGAATTGAACCGCCCTCTCGGCCTTACCGATTAGCTAACAAGGCTGGAACTTTCTTTAATTCCTCCTCGTATTCGATTTCTCCCTCGTCGTCATCCATCTCCATCATTGTGATGGCTTGCTTGGCAAAATCCAATAGGCTTTCTTCGTTCTCTACGATGATTCGTAGGTCATCAACGAAGCCCTCTGGGTCGTGCTTGTAAGCCTCATAGACGAGAGCAAGTAAGACGGTGGAAGATACCTTCTTGTTCATGGTGGTGGGTTCCTATTCGGTTGTAGGTCGTAAGACCCTTGAGGTTCTGCCGAGATTGCCTCGGCATATCCATCATAGTCCCTAGACATTCTTTTGACAATGGGCGGCTAAAAAGAAACACTCAGATTAACTGGCAGGACTGGGAAAATTCATTGACATTCAGTGATACCACCCCCCTCCCCCTCTCTGATCTTTCTGCGAAGGGGCACGGGGGGTAGCAGCTCTTCCTACATCCTGCGTAAGCCCCTCAGATTTTTGCAATAAAAAAGTAAGATCGATCTTAGATAGGGGGCGGATCTGTTTCTTCATATATGGACAGCCAGTGAGGGACTGTTATCTTTCGTGTGTTGATGCTCTAGGAATGTTCCCCATCACCCGATAGAGTGTCAAAGAAGGGAGTTCTCCTGTGGTGGGTGGGACTCCCGTACTATTTGTGATTAATATGAGGAAAATATCAATGAATTATGAAATCGACAGATGTATTAGCTGATGTCCATGAGTTATTAGCTCATTGGTGTTTGAATAAGTTGAGGGAAGGGGAAGTAAATGCGGCAGATCTGAATATTATTAGGCAGTTTCTGAAAGATAATCAGATAAGTGCACAACCAGTAGAGGAAACGAGCTTTGGGGAATTAGCTAAAGCACTACCTGAGATAGAGAATGTAGTGCAATTGCAGAAGAAGAGAGCATAGATGAAGAAAGGATGGGAGCCATTACCTGAACCCTTTAGTGGGGACTTCAGATATTTCTTGGTAGTGGTGTGGACGCACCTGCAATTACCAAAACCGACACCGATTCAGTTAGATATTGCTGAATATATGCAAGAGGGGCCTAAGAGAAGGATCATTGAGGCTTTTCGAGGGGTAGGAAAGAGCTGGATGGCAGCAGCTTATGTACTTTGGCTGCTTAGGAATGACCCACAGAAGAAGATTATGGTGGTGTCGGCTAGTAAAACAAGGGCTGATGACTTTGCACAGTTCTGTTTAAGGCTAATTAGGGAGATGAAGATACTGAAATGCTTAGATCCTGATAGGGATGAGCAAAGGAGTGCAAGTAATAGGTTTGATGTAAGGCCATCGATACCAGATCAGAGCCCATCGGTGAAATCAGTGGGTATTTTTGGGCAGTTGACTGGATCTAGGGCAGATTTAATCCTTGCTGATGACGTTGAGGTTCCAAATACTGCTTGGACAGTAGGAATGAGGGAGAAATTACTGCACTCAGTGGGTGAATTCAATGCAATCTTGAAGCCTGGTGGGGAGATCATGTTCCTTGGAACGCCCCAGACAGAAGAAAGTATTTATAACAAGCTGAGAACTAAAAGTTATCAGTGTCGTATTTGGCCGTCGAGATATCCAAAGAAGCCTGAGAAGTATGGAGATGCTCTCGCTCCAGTAATCCTGGATAGATGTGTTGATAGAAAGAATATGCCAACTGATCCAGATCGTTTCTCTGATATGGATTTAGTTGAGAGAGAAGCCAGTTACGGACGATCACAGTTTACCCTCCAGTTTCAACTTGATACTACTCTTTCTGACCTACAACGCTTCCCTCTTAGGTTGAGTGACTTAGTTGTCATGGAAGTAGATCAGAATGCACCAGAGAAGCTTGTGTGGTCTTCTGGTGCTGAATACAGGATCAATGACTTACCGACTGTCGGCTTTAGTGGGGATTATTACCATCGCCCTGCATTCATTCATGGAGAGTGGATTGAGTTTCAAGGATGCGTAATGTTCGTTGACCCCTCAGGTAGGGGCATGGATGAAACTGCTTATGCAATAGTCGCTCAATTAAATGGAAATTTATTTGTATTAGAGGTCGGTGCTTTTAGAGAAGGTTATACAGAGCCAGTTTTAGAAGGTCTAGCCCAAGCAGCAAAACGACAGAAAGTAAAACTGATTCTCCTTGAAGACCAGTTTGGACAAGGAATGCTGCAAAGCTTGCTCCAACCTTATTTGAGAAATATATACCCATGCACTATTGAACCAGTAAGAAGCAATATGCAAAAGGAAAGAAGGATTATTAATGCAATTGAACCTGTCTTAAATCAACATCGATTGATAATTAATAGATCTGTCGTCGAAAAAGATTCACAACCTAGAGATGATGATCCAATAGAAACAGCCTTGGCATATCAGTTGTTTCACCAAATGACGCACCTGACTGTTGATAAAAATTGTTTACAACATGATGACAGATTGGACGCATTGGCTGGAGCTATTGAATACTGGAATGAATCTCTTGCTATAGATGAAAATAGAGCCATTAAAGAACGTGAAACAGAACTCTGGGATCTTGAATTGGCTGCATACAAGGGAGATCTTGAAGGGGCTCTCGACGCAAAAATACTTGGGATTCCTCTTGGGTCGCTCGCACAAAGTCGAGGAAAAGAAAACTGGATCGCAGATAGAGAAAAAGTCGGACGTTAAAAGACCAAGGGCTTGGGTTATTCGTTTGCCTGGTGGCTTTCTAGGAATGACTGAGTACGGTGGTTTTCAAACTGTTGTTATGGCAGCTAATGCTGATAGCGCTTGGGAAGTTGCTGCTGAAACAGACTCTTGGGAAATGCTGGATTTTGATGTAGATACTGTGATGGTCTTTCCTAAAGACCCTAGATAATTATCGCCAGTTGCGTGGTTTCATTTCTGCTACTTGTTTTTCAAGAGCATTGATTCGATGGAATAATTCACGGATATCTCGTTCTTTTCTTGAGCTGTTATTACTTACAGCAACTACGACAGTTGTCGCAGCTACACCAATAAGAGCTGCCCAGATTTCAGTCATAGTTTTTTAACCCATTCTTTGCCAGTAAAGATATAATCAATGCCTTTAATTCCTCCAGTGTTGGCGACATCTCCTGGCTTCCAATCTCTAGTTGATCCATCTGGGCCGAGAGATCGGGAAGAATATGATCCCGTATTTTCTCCTGCCATTGCACCTCCAGCTGAGCACATAGTTGTAATTTTGTATTTAATTAAGTTTACAGCTAGTCTTTAGCCGTGTCTCTTTCTATTTATGTCAGACCAACAGACCTCCCCACCTTCTGATAAGAAGGAAGAAAAAAAGAAAAGTGTATTGAATAAACTTCAGGAGATGACTCCCGATAAAGATGAACAGATTGCTTTAGTCGGAGTAGCAGTCCGTTTAGGAATTGTGGTGTGGTCAGGATTCTGTCTCACATTGGCTTATATAGATATTCCAGGCTTCGCTAAACAAACCTTCGATCCAACCTTTATAGCTTCGATCTTTACTAGTACTCTGACTACCTTCGGAGTCCAGGCAGCATCCAAGAAGGGTGGCGGAGGACTCTCTAAGGATGATGTAGAAAAAATGATGGCCTCTAAGTCTGGAGCTGGTGAACAAGTTATTAGAGTACAAACTCCAATCCGAATCCAGTCACCAGACGGACAAGAGATTCAGCAGATTGTTGAAGCTCCTGCTAAACCACCTACTCCACCAGAAGAAACCGTATGAAGAAGTTACTGTTCCTGCTACTGCCTGGCTTGGTGGTGGCAATCCCAGTTCGAGCTGATATAACTCATGCCATAACTACGAGCACTCAGCTTACGGTTAATGCCGCTGCTACAGCAGCAGAACGTATTGGCTCATCTTTCTCGGTATCGGGAAGCAACATAGACACAACTGATGGAACAACTGCAAGCACCGTCTCTGCTGGGACAATTACGAGTGGCGTTTATTCGCCTGGGACTATTGCCGCCACCCAAGACAATCCAGGCGCAGCGTTTTCCTACAGTGCGAGCTATCTACAAGGCGATGCGGTTCCCACATCAGCCCCATCGGTAGGCGCAGTAGGCAACTTTAGTGATGTAACTTCTACTGCTGCTGGTACTGCTGGCTCATTAGCAGGCACGATTACTAGTCAAGGTGTATTTACGATCACGGCTGGTGGCGCAGGTACTTCTGCAATTGGAAGTATGGAGAGTGCTTTAACTATTAAGTGATGAAGCGGCTTCTGCCACTGTTATTACTTATAAGTTCTCCTGCTTATAGTGTTCCTGTAGTGCCAAACTTCTCTCAGGGAAGCATGCAAAGTACTACTCGAACTGTTTCAACAGTGGTAGAAAGTATTGTCT